GTCCGACCATGATCATCTCCTAAAGACCAGGACGCGCCTCTGACCTGCACGTTTGCACCTGGGCACCCGCGCGGGTCATGGGGTCCCGGGGTGTCGCCGTGTCGACTCTCACGCTGCGTCATGTCCGGCCCGGTCGTTTCGTCACGCGGGCGCATGACTTGCAGGCGTGTGCTCCGGTGGGTAGCGCAACGATGGGTCCGCCTCCGCATACGGGGCAGGCGGGGTAGGGGTCGACGGGTGCGGGTTCGGGTTCGGGGTTGCGTGGTCCTTCGCGGTCGCGGTCGGGGTCGAGCTCGCCGAGGTTCATCGCTCGAGCTCGCGGATCGCGGCGCGGTGTCCTTCGCGCATGGCTTCGATCAGGTCGGGGTTCCCGTCGTCGTCCTCGTCGGGCACCTCGAGCTCGAGCACGACGTGCAGGTCGGGCAGCGCCCGTGTGCGCTCGAGGTAGTCGGCCCGGTCGACGCAGCCGTCGCACCCCTCGACCCACACGGGGTGCCACTCGTCGTGCTCGTCTCGCTCGTCGTACTCGCTCATCGGGTCCTGCCTCGTCGGGTGTCGAGCACGACCACGTTCGACAGGTCGGGCGGTCGGGGTGCGGGGGTGTCCGTGATGAGCGGCAGCGTCTGCTGCTCGGGGGTGCGCTCGGCGTACACGCGGGCGCATGCGGTGCACATGCCGCGGTTCCTGCGGTGCGCCCGTCGTGCGGTCGGGGTACCACACAGCGCGCAGTCGGGCAGGGGGCGGGGGCGGTCAGTGATCACGGGTCACCACGTCAGCCGCGACTGCCGGGCGCGTGCTCGCCGTCGTGCGGCGCGCTGCATCCGGTTGGCTCGTCGTGCTGCCTCGCTGCGGTTGCAGTCTGCGTGTCCGAGCCCGAGCACTTCGCCTGTTCTGCTGTTGTGGCACAGGTGCAGTTCCATGTCGGGTGTGATCAGGTGCGATCGCTTGACGCAGCGGGATCCGGGGTTGCGGGTTTCGGCGCATTGCCCGACTCCTGCGAGTCGGAGTGCGGCGAGGTGTTGTGCGCGGGCGGCCTGATGTGCCCGCCCGTATAGGGCTGAGCGGGGGCGGTCGTTCTTCCACGGCACGGCCCCATGGTGACGCAGCGGGCACGATTGCACCTATGACGTCTGCGCTCGGTTCGATGCCTGGGACCCCGCTCGGTATGTGTGCGCCGTGTCTGCGGCGGTCGCCGCAGGTGTGGCGTCCGGCTGCGGCGCTGGTCGAGGGGTCGGGTATGTGCGCGCCGCATGCGGTCGCGGTGATGGCGTCGCTCGGTGCGGCGTTGACGACGTCGCTTGCGGTGGCGACGCGGGCGTCGGTCACCTGATCGTTTCGGCGCGTGCGGCGGTGCGTGCTGCGATGTACCGCTCGCAGGTGCGGCAGTCGCGCCCGACGTGTCCGTGGTGTTCGTCGCCCATGTGGGCGCCTAGTGCGGCGTTGAGCGTGTCGGGTCCGATGGGTGCGCGGTTGCCGAGTGGCCCGTATGGGGGGACGACGAGGGGTCGTCGTGGGCAGCGGCGGGGCAGGGGCGCGGTCATCGCTTCTGCTGGCGCATGGCGGCGACGACGAGCTCGCGGGCTTGCGCGTCGGTCCATCCGTCGGCGATGAGTCGCTCGACGGCGGGGTGCAGCATGGCGGATAGTTCGCGGGCGGCTGCCTTCATCTGGTCCATGCGGGCGCGGTATTCGTCGCTCGGCTCGAGGGGGTCGGTCGCGGGGTCGCGGTCGCTGCTCATGCGGGTGTGTCCTCTCGGGGTAGGGGTCGGGGTCGCGCGGCGGGGTGCTCGACGGTGTCGAGCTCGGGGTCGGCCAGCTGCGCGGGTGTGAGCGCGGGCAGGGTGCCGGTCGGGGGTTCGTATCTGCTGGCGCCGCGGGGCGGCTGCGCGGGTTCTTTCTCGGGCATGGGGTCGGCGAATCCCTCGGCGGTCTGGTGGGCGATGCGGTGCCGGCGCAGCTTCGACGTCGTGTCGGCTGATTGGCGCATGACGACGATCGACAGCCCGAGCGCGGTCAGGGATGCGGCGAGCGCGAGCGATGACAGGACGAGCGCGGTCGTGGTCATCGCGACCCCCTCAGCGGGCGCAGGACGTTTTCGGGGTTGCCGGGATACCCGGACGGGCTGTCGATCATGGCAGCGGGGCGGTCAGGGTGGCTCGCGCCGCATCTGACGCGGGACGCACGGGGCAGCCGTCGGGGTGTTCGGCGGGGGGTAGCGCTCGGCGGTCGAGCGGCTCGCAGCGGCACCCGGCGATGCTGTGCCGGGCGGCTGCTCTGGCGCGTGCCCTGCCCTCGTCGGTCGAGCCGCGTCCGACGAGGGGCGGTGCCTCGCCTGCGGGGCGCCACCCTTGCTGCTCGATGGTGTCGAGGATGAGTGCGGCGCGGGGGGCTGCGCTGTCGGCGGGGCAGCCCCATTCGACGAGGTGCTCGGCGACGCGGTCGGTCGCGTTCTGCCGTCGGGCGGCGCGGGTGACGGGGTCGGTCATGGGGGCGATTGTGTCGGTCATCGGGTCCGTCCGTTCGGGTCGCGCGCGGTCAGTTACTTACGTCCACTACTTAGCCATTGGTTTGGTCTATGGGTTGGTCTATGGGTTGGTGGGGGCTCACGGTGAGCCCTGGTTCGGCTCACCGTGAGCCCTGGTTGGCTCACGGTGAGCCCTGGTCCCCCGTCGATCACGGCTCACCGTGAGCCCTGCTCGGGTCGGGATCACGGCTCACAGTGACCCCTGATCGGCTGTAGTTCACGACCCGCTCGAGGACGTCGTCGGGGATCGCGAGCCGGTATTCGTCGGCGATCCCGCGGCGCCCCATCCGTGACCCCTCGACGACCCGCACGAGCAGCCCGACGTCGCGCAGCAGCCGGTATGCGCGCTTGACGGTCGCGAGCGACAGCCCCGTGTCGGCGACGGTGCGCTCGTTCCCCGGGAACACCTCGCCCCCTTTCGCGTCCGCGTAGGTCGCCGCGTTCAGCGCAACGTGCTTCGCGCTCGACGGCAGCGGCAGCGCCTTGATCACCCGTTCCCACTCGTACCGCAGCGGCGGCTCGTCGACGGCACGACGACGGGTCATGTCGGGCACCGCTCGCAGCGGCGGGCGATCAGCGCGGTACGCCCGAGGTCCATGCACACGGCGCACGCCTGCCGCAGCGGCGCCGGCAGCAGCAGCGTGCCAGGGTGCGTGCTGGTCACGTCGGACCCGCACAGCGCGACCCGCGGGTCGGACCGCTGACAGCCGCACACGAGGTGTGCCACGGTCACCCGGTCGGGCGGTTGTCGGTCGCCGCGTGACGCGTCGGCGGGGGTGGGTTGCATGATGGGAAGCACCTCCGGTCGGTCGGAGTCAGCCCCGGGATCGGCGACGCTTGCCACGTCGCCCCCGGGGCGCCCTATGGCTCGGGCGATGGGTGGACGCTACGCGCGCCCCGTCGGGTCGGATCGGGCGCGACCCCACGCGTTGTGGTGCCAGGCGCGGCCCGGCTCGAGGTCGAGCCGCGCGGCGTTGCGCGCCGCCCGCTCGTCGGCGGGCAGGTCGAGCCCGAACCGCCGCTCGCGTGGTGCGAGCGTGCCGCCGTCGGTCCATTCGGGCACGTGCGCGCCGAGCTCGGACAGCCACAGCTGCGCGAGCTCGGGGTCACCCTCCGGCATGACACCCCCTCTCACTGCGTCGATTTCGTAACACGCTGCGTCTAGTCTGACGCGGACAGCGACCGCGACCGCACCACGGAGGTACCGCCATGCCCGACACCCGAACCGACCGAATCGCCGTGCTCGCCGCGCAGCTGACCGCGCTCGACCCGCCCGCCGTGCGGCTCGCCTGCGCCCGCGTCGAGCATGCCCGACGCGACCTGCACGCGCTGTTGCGCGGCGGCAGCCCCGCCCGGCTCGTGCAGGCGGGCAGGTACCGCCTCGAGCGGGCGCAGCGCGACCTCGAGACGGCATGGCGCGGGGTCCTTCACTCGATCGGGTGACACGCGCCGGCTGACGACCCCTGCATCTCCTCGCGGGTATGGGGGTCGTCGTCGTTCGGCACATCGTCGAGCACATCGTCGAGCGTCAACTGCCCGTCGATGTGCTCGACGTGCTCGAGGTCGTCAGGCGTGCGTTTCATGGCGCACCTACGGTCGGGGGTGTGCCGCTGACGGACGACGGGGCGGCGCGTCTCGCCGTCGAGCTCGAGCGCGCACACGAGGTCGTCGACCCGCCGCTGCTGGTGTGGCTGTTCGACCGGGAACTGCTGCGCGAGCGGCGCGGCACCCTGTACGGGCGGGCGCCGGGGGCGCCCCCGCGGGTACTGATCGTGTGGCACGACCCTGGGGCGGTCGACCGGGTCGAGTGGATATGCGAGCCGTTCGTGCGGGACCGCCGCGAGTAGCTCACCGGATCACCTCGCGGGCGAGCCGGGCGAGCGTGTCGGCGATGTGCCCGCACAGCCAATCCTCGGGGCGCCACAGGTACACCTCGCGGATACCGACCCGCTCGCCCGCCTTGAGCGCCGCGAGCCACTGCACCTGCTCGGGGGTCACGGTGCCGTCGGTGCTCTTGAGCTCGACGAACGCGAGCGCCCCCGTGCGCGGGAACACGATCACGAGGTCGGGAAAGCCTTTCGCCGACCGTCGGCTGTCGTGCGTGTGATAGGCGAGCCCCCCGAGCTTGCGGACCGCGTCGACGATGTTCGCCTGCAGGTCCGCCTCGCTCATCCTGTCGGCGAGCCGCGGCAGGTGCCCGTTCCGACGGGTCATGTCATGCCGCCGAACAGGTCGAGCGCGATCGGTTTCGACAGGCGGGCCACGATCAGCGGCAGGTGCGACGCTTCCCGCTCGATCGCGACGCAGCGGAACCCGTCGACGATGCACGCCTCAGCGGTTGTGCCGGTGCCGGCGAACGGGTCGAGCACGACCCCGCCCGGTGGGGTCACGAGTCTGACCATCCACCTGAGTAATTCGACGGGCTTCACAGTTGGGTGCGCGGTCGTGGTCCCGTCCTCGTCGACGGCGGTCGGACGTTCCCGGGTGGGGGCTTTCGCCTGGTAGCGGAACACGGGGAAAAACCGGGACGCGCCGCCCTCGTCCGCGTAGGTGTCGCGCTGCGTCTCGTAGCCCGCAGCAGCGTCCTTGCCGAACGTCGTCCGCTCACCCTTGGGTCGGGTGCCCGCCCGCATGGCGCCTGACTTGAGCGTGCCGCTCTGCTGGTCGAGTTCGTCGGCCACGTCGCCGTCCATCACCACGTTCGTCGGCCACCGGCCTCCTGCGGGGCGCTCGCGGCCTTTCGCCGCGTCTGACCATCCGCCGCCGTAGCCGTGTCCGGCGTCAACGCGCTTTCCGGTGGCCCCGCCGCTAGTCCGGTCGTCGCCGGTTCCGACCCGGCACCCGTCGATGTTCAGCGCCCCCGTGCCGTGCGCCAGGATCGTGGCTGCGACCGTGCCCGACAGGGATTTGCGGGCCACCACGACCGGCTCGAACGCGGGCTTGAGTGCCGTCCCCCATCCCTGCCACTGCTGGGCGGCGGGAGTGGCAGGGGCGGTGATCGGGATGTCGTAGCCGCCGACACCACCCCGCTTGCGACCTTCGGCGGTCCATTCACCGCCAGGTGCCTTGCGGGTACCGATCACGTCCCGCTCAGCCTCGGCGCGCTCCACGACGGGTAAGTGGTCGTCGGACAGTTGCAGTCGCTCGCGCAGAACCTGCCAGTCGGCAATCGTCGGCACGCGGGCACCTGCGGGGTCCTGCCGCTCCCAGTGCTCGCAGCCGTCGCGGTAACCGAACCAGGCGTTGACCTCGCCGCGGGTGAGCCCAACGGCTTCGCGGCGTTCGCGGATGTGGCGACCGAGGGCGTAGCGGTCCTCAAACTTGCGCCCATTGGCCTTGTCGATGGCCTTGGAAACGTCGAGCGACTTCGGGAACCCGGACCCGTACAGCCACGCGATCGAGTCGCGCACCTCGAACCCGGCATCCTCGACGGCGACGGCGAGCCGGTGCCACGTGCGGGTGCCGCCGAACGCGAGCAGGTGCCCGCCCGGTTTCAGTACCCGTAGACATTCCCGAGTCCACGGCCCGCACCACTCCCCGAACCGCAGCGACTCGACACGGCGGGTTCGGGCAGCGTCGGCGGCGTTGCTTGGGTTGTGATTGCCGCCGACATGATCGAACGTCGCACCCGCGGCGGGTGCCCGCCCCGTCTCGTTCGCGTAGGTGTCCCACTTTTGACCCATGAACCCGAGCCCGTACGGCGGATCAGTGACGATCGCGTCGACGCTGCTATCGGGCATCGTCCGCATGACGTCGAGGCAGTCGCCGTGCCACACCGTGACCGACTCGTCCGCATAGAACGGGGTCACTGCTGCTGCTCGCGGTCGGCTGCCTCGAGGTCGCGCGCCTCGATCAGCGTCTCGACGACCTGAATGCACGAGGACACCTCGGCGCGGTTCAGGTCGGTGCGGGTCGTGACGGGGCGCCGCAGTTCGGTCGTCAGCCACGCGTGCTGGTCCTCGTCGGACTCGACCCCGAGGTCGCGCAGCTTGCCGATCAGCGCGCCGATCGACCGCTGCGTCGCGGGACGCTGGTCGCCGACCGGGTCGGTTGGGTGCGACGGCTCGGCAGGTTCGGCGGGGCTGTCGTCCGGCGCCGGCGCCCGCTGCGAGGTGAGCGCGTCGGCGACGACGTCGTGCGAGTCGGGCGCCCCGAGCTCGTCGACGCTCACCGGCTGCTCGGCGGGGTCGAACTGCTCGCCCGCGGTCGTCTCCCCGCGCCTGATCGAGTCGGCGACGACCTGCAGCTGCGCGACGTCCTCGTCGTCCCACCGCTCGAGGGGGCGACCGACGCGCCGCTCGAGTTGGGTCAGGGTCACGTGCTGCCGCTCGAACCACTGCACCGCGTTGCGGCGCCGGTCGGCGAGCGGTATCCCGTCGCCGCGCTTGAGCGTCTCGCGCAGCGCCCGCTCGGCGCTGTCGACGAGCCACCGCGGCAGGGTCGCGAACACGCACTCGCGCATCGCCCTCGCGCCCGCGTTCTGGTTGTTCCGGTACACGTCCTGCAGGTCGATGATCGGCTGCCGCACCTTCCCGCGGCCACCGCCCGGGGCGGGCGCCATGATCTGGTGCGGCACTTGGAACGTGCGGGTCGCGCGGCTGTTGCGCTGCATGTCCCAGCAGAACGCTTGCACCTCGGACAGCCCGCGGTCGTCGTCGCGCCTTAACTCGTGCACCCCGTAGTCGACGTTTCCCCAGATGACGGCGAGCTCGCGGGCGAGGTGCACCGACAGTCCCTGCCCGCGGTTCGGTAGCGCCCAGAACGACACGCGGGCGAGGTCGAACGATCCCGTCGCGTCGGCGAGCTCGGCGCGCACCCGGTCGAGGTCCCGCGGGAACCGTTGCGCGACTTGCACCTGCGCGGCGACCTGCGCGACGGCGCGCGCCTGCTCGACGGCGACGACCGCCTCGAGCCGCTCGCCGTTCTGCCCGCCGAGCCGGTCGGCGACTGTGGCTAGTGCGTCCGTGGTCATGAGGTCCTCTTTCGGTGCTGGTCAGCGTTCGGGCATGTGGCGAAGTGCGCGACGAACCGCGGGGGGTCGTCGAGCATGGGCGCGTCGGGGTCGACGAGCAGCGCGACCGGGGCATAGGCGCCCGGGGTCGGGTCGGATAGGACGATGTTCCCGTCAGGTACGGGCTCGTCGTCGATCGGCATACGGTTCCCGTTCGCGGTCGTGGCCCATCGGATGCGGGCGCCGCACGACCGGCAGGTATTCACGTCGACCCCTGCTCGAGCGCGGCGACGACCGCGGGGTGTGCGCGTAGGTCGGCGAGTCTGCGGTCGGTCGCGGTCAGCGTGCGCTCGGCATCGTCGACGAGGTCGGCGAGGTGCTCGACGACCGACTGCTGCACGACCCGCTCGCGCTCGAGGTCGGCGAGTCTCTCGCGCACGAGTGCCGGATCGAGCCGGATCAGCCCCGATCCGTCACGGTCGTAGGGTCGTCCGGTCAGCGGGTCGACGTCGCTCGGGTGAATGCACCCGCATCCTGTGCAGCGGTCGTGGTGACTATTCAGGCAGGGGGTGCAGCGGTTCACGTTGCGCGATGCGGTCATCGCGGCGCCCCGCAGTCGGCGCAGACACGACGGTCGCCGAGCCGCATCGTCGACGAGTGAGCACAGCGGTTCCCTGCCCGAGTGCACGACGGGCACAGGTCGCGTCCGCCGACCTGCGACCATCCCGCTTCGTGCGCGACGTCGATCGGCGAATCGGGGTCGATCGTCTGCGACATCGGCAGGTAGCGCGGCGCGACCGGCAGGAACGCGCGGCATGTCTCAAGTGCCATCGTCGGGCGGTCGTCGCGGGTGCCGTCGCACTGCACGAGCAGTCGCAGCGTCACGAGTCGCCCCACAGTGCGCGCTCGTAGCGGTCGGCTGCGCGGTCGCCCTCGCGCTCGACGTCGTCGCGGGTCACGTTCACGTCGGGCTCGTCCGGCTCGGGCTCGGGGCGCCGGCGCCGCTCGCGCGGGTCAGTCATCGCGCACCGTCCGTCGGGAAGTTCAGCCGGGCGAACTCATGCCATTGCTCGCGCGCGGCGACGTCGTATGCCCGTGCGGCGTCCTCTGCGGTGTCGAAGTAGCCGAGGTGTCGGTGCACGCCGTCGGTGGTCAGGTAGGCGCGCCAGCGCCCCGTGCGCTTGTAGTGGCTCACTCCCTTGTAACCCCCGACGACCCGCGGGCGGCTGTTCGCGTTGTTCTGTGATCCTGTCGCGTGCCGCAGGTTGTCGCGGCGGTTGTTCAGCCCGTCGCCGTCGATGTGATCGACCAGCGGCCACCCCGTCAGGAACGTGTGCAGGTACAGCCCGCGCTGCACGTTCGGCTCGGGGCGATAGAACCGCCGCGCATACCAGCGACCGTCGCAGTCGGCGGCGTGCCAGCTGCCTACGCTCAGCACGGCGGGGGCGTCCTCGTCGTCGATGACGGCGACGAGTCCTCGTGACAGCGGGACCCCGGTCACTGGTCGTCGCCGTATATGTCGAGCTCGTGCTGACGATGCGCCCATGCGGGTGCGCTGATGGTCGTTATCCCGGCAGCGGTGTATCCCGGCCATGTGTCCTCGCGGGTGCAACGGGCGAACGTCTCGAGCGCCTGCTGCACCTTGTCGGCGCCCATTTGTAGCGTCGGCGCGTCGAGCTCGACGACGTTCACGAGGTACGGCGCCGTTTTCTCTTGGAACACGAACAGGAACGGCACCGACCGGGCGAGCCCGAGCCCGAGGACGAGGTCGCGGTAAAACGCGGCCTGCATGTGGTACCCGTACGCGACGATCGAGCGGGCGAGCGCGTCGGGGTCGGCGCTGTCGGTCGTCTTGTAGTCGACGAGGATCAGCCGCCCGTTCTGGTCGGCGCGGCGCAGCCAATCGACGCGCCCGCGGCGGTCGACGCCGTGCTCGGGGTCGTGCCAGAACAGCGACACCTCGGGTTCGCCGCTGCCTTTCGTCAGCACCCGCGCGGCGAGCGGGTCGGCGCGCAGCGCGTCGGCCATGTCGGCGACCTGTTTCGCGGTGTCGGCGAGGATCGGCACCCTGCCCTCGGCGCGGGCGAGGTCCCGCGCCGCGCGTGCCTCTTTCGTGCGCCAGTCGGGGAACGTGAACACGGCGAGCTCGGGTCCGACCCCGAGTACCGCGGCGTGCGCCGCGTGCCCGACGTCGAACTGCGCGCGGGGTGGGCGCCCGTGCTCGCGTTCGTACGCGAATCGCGCGGGTCCGCCTGGCCGGACGATCGTTTTCGCGCCGCTGAATGACAGCGCGGGGTGCTGCAGGTACTGCTCGTGCGGCAGGTCGCGCACGACAGCGTCACCTGTCGGGCTGAGGTCGATCACGGTCACTGGTCGTCGTCCTCTCCGTTGACGCAGGCGCGGTCGCGCGGCGTGGGGCATGGCGGGATGGTCGGGCAGTGCCCGTCGAGGCTGAACGGGCAGAACACGTCGGGCAGTTCGTCGTCGGTCACGGTCGGGGGTCCTCTCGGGGGTCGGGGTCGTCGGTCGCGTCGGCGATGGCTGCGGCGACGGCGAACGGGTCGAGCCGCAGCAGCGCGAGCTCGGCACGCGCGCATTCGGCGCACGTGACCTCGTATTTGTTCTGACAGCCGCGTCCGCAGCGGGGGCAGAGCTTCACGGTCGGGTGTCCTCTCGGTCGGCGGTCATAGCGGCGGTGAGTGCCTCGAGCAGCTGTTCGGCGTCGTCATGCCCGAGCCGCAGCATCAGCCCGACGGCGGGGCAGCGGACGTACACGATCCCGTCGCGGTCGCGGTCGCGGTCGACGTCGAACGGGTGCGGTGTGAGGGCGGCTGACGCGCTGGTCACTACGGCTACGGGCATGGGTAGTCCTCCGGTCGGGTGTGGGCGCGCTGGTCGGCGAGCCGGATCGCCCGCGCGATGAGTACGGCGACGGTCACGGCGGCGATCAGCCACGCGAGGACGGCGAGCACGACGAGTAGCCACATGCGCCGCAGTCTGCGCGGCAGGTGTGACGTCATCAGGTGAGCACCTCGAGCGCGGGGCTCGCCGACTCGCGGATCGCCCACACGAACGCGCGCACCCGCCGATCCTCGGCGGCGCGGCGACGACGCAGCGCGGCGATCACGAGGTGCCCCGCTCGAGCTCGGCGAGCACCTCGCGCCCGCGGGCGGTCAGCACGACCATGCGAGTAACAGGCGAATGTGTCGCGAGCTCATGCGTGATGAGCGACAGCAGGGTTCGCAGTTTCGGCGGCTCGATTCCTGCGGGCGGCGCCGCTCGCAGGACACCCGCGGGCAGTGCGGCGAATCGCAGCGCGTTGATCTGCTGCGGCGACAGGCGGGGTCGGGCGGGGTTGCTCACTGGTCGACCTGCGCGGCGTTGTACGCGGCGATCGCGGCGCGGGCGCCCGTCTCGTCGGCCCGGTCGGTCGTGTCCAACACGACAGCCGGCGCGGGCTGCTCGAGGTTCGCGGACGCGAGCGCGTCGGCGACACCCCCGAGCCCGGCGACGACGGCGGCGAACATGAGCAGGGTTGCAAGGGTGTGACGCATGATCGGTGTCCTCTGGTCGCGGTCGCATGTGGTGTTGCTCCGTCGACGGGGTCAGGGTCGGCGGTTCGTGCTGAGGACAACATACCCCCGGGGTGCGTCAGTTTCGACGCGACACGCGCCGCTGTCCACACTCTGTGCGTAACCATGTGGACGACCCGATAACTGCCGTGACGGAACCCCGCCTAGCGGTCGACCGGGCGCCCCGCCCGCAGGTCACGCAGGCACAGCCACGCGTCGACCGCGACCCCCGCGGCGATGCCGGCAGGCAACGGGGCGACGATCAGGAACCCGCACACGATCCATGACCACACCCGGTCGAGCATCCACGAACGACAGCACCCCCGCCCGGGATCACGGGGCGGGGGTGCTGTGTGCTCACGGGCGCGACCCCGTTCGCTGCGACCGCGACGGGAACCACCCCGACGCGGTGCCGATGCTAGCCGAGCGGCGCCTGCTCGGCTGCGTCCCGCGCGGCGAGCGCCTCGTCGAGCACCTGCCGACCGCGATCGGTCAGCACGTACGGCATGCGGCGCTCGCGCAGCCCCTCGCCGAACGCGAGCAGCCCGCCCCCCTTGCCGTTGCGCCCGCGCTCGAGCCGCGACAGCAGTCCCGTCGCGGTGCCGATCGGCCATCCCGTCTCGAGGTCCAGTTCTGACGAGGTCAGCCCGCGCTCGCCCTGCGCGGCGACCCGGGCGAGCGCCGTGCGGGTCCGGTCGAGTCCGCGGAACGGGTCGAGCGGCTCGGGCTCGTCGTCGACGACCGTCGACGGGCGGTCGGGCACGAGCCCGAGCCGACGCTGCGTCGCGTGCACCGTGCCGACCGACGCGCCGAGCGCGTCCCGCTGCTCGCGGACGGTGTACCCGGCGATCGTCATGGACGCGATCAGCGCGTCGCGCTCGGCGACGATCGCCGACTGACCTTGCGCCAGCTTGTACACGAACAGGTCGCCGAATTCGCGCTCGACGTACTCATGCCAGTGCGCGTAGCCGAGCACGACGTGCGCTGAGCCCTCGCGGAGCTCGACGAGGTTCGTTCCCGACTGCCGCAGCAGTTCCCGGGTCGTGTCGGTCAGCTGGCGGGCGCGCTCGCGGGTCATGTACAGGATCGACGTGCGGTCGACGGGCGCCCACACGGCGAGCGGCGCGTCGCGGTCGTCGTCGTGCGCCGTGATCACGGCGAGCTCGGCGCTCACAGCGCACCGCCCGCGCGCAGTTCGCGGTTCACGGCGGCAGCGGCGGCACCCGGGGTGCCGTACAGCGCGATCAGGTCGGCAGCCGCACCCGGCTGCACGAGCACGATCAGGGTTCCGTCGTCGGCGCCGAGCTCGTCGCCGTCGATCGTCTCGAACATCTCGAGCCGGGCGCGGTACACAGCCGGGGCGGTGGTCATGTCGGCGACGTCGAGAACGACAGTGCCGAGCAGTCGGGTCGCGGCAGCGGCGAGCGCTGCGGCGCTGATCTTGGGGGTACGGGTCGCGGTCACGACTCTATTGTCGGCACATGTCGCGTCGAACTTGACGCGGCGCGCTGTTCGATTCTGAACATCACCCGATCGGGGGAGTCGTCGTGCGGGCGAGCCGCAGCAGGTGCTCGGGGGTCACCTCGAGCGCGCGGGCGAGCGCGTCGAGCTCGTCGATCGTCAGCTGCCGGTCGCCGTTCATGGCGCGGTGCAGCAGCGTCGGCGGCATGCCCGCCGCGCGGGCGAGCGCATTCTGCGACAGCCCCCGCGCGGACATGCGGCGGCGCACCTCGTCGGCGACAGCGTCGGCGAGCGTCACGGGCGGGGTCCTCTCATGCAGGTGAGTGTTCGCGTCGGACCCGTTCAGTTCCACGGCTGGCGCGCCTTCCTGTACTGGTCGTGCGCTGCGCTGGTCGTCCTGACGGCTCGGCTGCTGACGTGGTCAGTGTGCCGCCCCCGCACGTCGGGCGCGCTGCTCGGCTCGGCGGTACTGCTGTGGGGCGCACTCGAGCACCCGGTCGCGACGCTGCTGCTGCTGTGGCTGCCGCTCGAGGTCGGGCACGCGTGGTCGGTGTACGCGCCGCTGTCGTGGCGCCGGCGGGCGCGGCCCGCCCTGCTGGCCCGTTGGCGGTCGCTGTGGCTGTACCGCCGCACATGGCGCACGGCGATGCAAGTCGCCGAGCTCGACAGGCGGGACCGCGACGGGCGGCTCGAGGTTCCGCGGCTCGGGCGGGTGCGGTGCACCGCGACCGCCGACGTGGTGCAGGTGCGTGCGCTGCTCGGGCAGCGGTTCAGCGACTATGAGACAGCCGGGCCGATGCTGGCGCACGTGTTCGGGGCGACCGGGTTCACGGTGCACCGCGGCGACGACCGCAGGTTGACCCTCGAGCTCGTCCGCGGCAAGCGTGGCCGCTCGTGGAACCGCGGCGCCCTCGACTACGGCGAATAGGCAGCACCCCCGCCTACCTTCCGGCTCGTAGGTCCGGGGTGTGACGGGGGTGCGTCCCTGTCTCGACGGACGGGATCAGCCGCGCGAGACGAGGTCGAGCCTAGAACGGCGAGCGGTCGCCCGACGTCATCGCCTGCGCGTAGCGGGCGACGAGCTCGGCAGCTGCGCCGTGCCCCGAGCCCGACAGCATCGCGGCGACGTCGTTCAGCGTCCGGGCCTTCGTCGTCGCCAACCACCCGACGAGCTCGGGGTCGCTGCTGATGTGCCGCACGAGCCTGCGTTGCCGGGCGCGCGGCGTATCGGACGCGCCGCCGTCGGTCGCCCGACGGTTCGGTCGGGATTCGTACTGCTCGGCGGTCACGGGCTCGTCGCGATCTCGACGGTCACCGGCTGAACGGTCGACCCGTCCCACACCCCGTCGAGGGTCAGCGGCTGCTCTGCCGCGCCGTCCCACAGGTGCCAGGTCTGTTCGGGCGCGTAGTCGGCGACAGCGATCCCGTAGCGGTCCTGCACATAGGAATGCCACACGACCCGCTCGGCGACGGTGAGCGGGTGATCCCAGATGCAGAACTCCCACATGCGCGCGGGCAGACAGTTGCTGCTGCCCGAGTTGGACAGGAACAGCCGGAAAGTGGCTGCCGCGCCTGTGTTCGGGGGCAGGTCGGTGGTCGCGGCGGTCGCACCGTCGCTGGTGCCGTTGTGGAACACCTCGGCTTGATACCTGTCGGCGGCGGCGGTGATGACGTTCGGCACCCCGGTGTTGATCGCGTCGCGGGTGTCGGTCCCGGCGCTGGCGCCGCCCTCCCGGTAGTTGGTGAGGCTGACGCTGGTCGTCGTCGGCACGTTCAGTATGAACCGGCGCGCCGCGACGGTGGCGCCGTAGACGGATGCGATGCCGCGCGGCGTGGTGCCGCTGGTGCGTTTCCACACAACGGCGACCGTGTAGTCGTCGGGCATGTCGAGGGAACCGGCCAGGGACACCCCCGACGTTGCGGTCGTGCTGACACAGGGGATGCCGTTGCCCTCACCGGGGGCGGTGAGGCGGACCGGCGCGACCGTAGCGGGGGACGAGGGGGCGAGCGACTGCCCGGCGACCCGGTCGACCCACGTCGAGACGGGATCGCCGTCGGCCTTGCCTGCGGTGGCGTCGTCGGACCGCCACCAGCGGAATAGGCCAGGGACGTCGGCGGGTGAGCGGGTCATGCCGTGCGGTAGATGATCGTCCCGGCAGCGGTGCCACCGGGTACGGGCGCCCCCGCGGCCAGGACAAGAATCGGTTTCCCGGTCAGGTCGCTGTATGCGCCGGTCGCGGCGACGTCGGCGAGGTCGGTCGCGAGGATCGCCCGCACCTGTTCGTCGCTGTATCCGTCACCGCCGACGAGCCCCGTCAGCACCTCGGCCAGCTGCTCGGCGGTCAACGTTCCCGTCAGCCCCGCGATCGATGACACGGCGGGCACCGACGCGGGGGCGACGACCGACGTCGCAACCGGCAGCAGCGACTCGAGCGGCACCTGCGGCACCGCGGCGGGCAGCAGAACACGCCGCGCCTGCGGCGCCTCGACTCCCGACAGTTGCCAGAACACCCAATAGCCGAGCAGCGACGGCGACGAGCCCGGGTCGTCCGATGCGGGCAGAACGACCGACCCGACCCCATCGTCGTCGAGAGTGACGACAGTCGGCGCGTCGAGAATTTTCGTCCCGGTCGGCACATGCAGCAGCGGCGCCTCGGGCTGGAAAGTGACCGTCCCGCGCGCCGCGCTGCCATCGGATCTGAGATACGGGCCAACGTCGACAGTGACCGTCGCGAGCCCGTCGGGTAGCGCCATGCCGTCAGTCTGCCCGAACCGTAGCGGCGTGCTCGGCGACGAGGTCAGCCACGGCTGCGCGAGTAGCCGACGACGAGCGTGCACAGCGCCGTGACGATCAGCCCGACCGTGCCCTGCACCTCCGTCGGTACGGGTCCGTCGAACACGAACATGCCGAGCCCCCAGAGCACCCCGGGCAGCAGGGTGCTCGCGTACTGCGCGACCGCGGCGGCGCGCTCGGCGCGGTCCCGCTCGTCGTCGACGGGCGCGGCGTGGTCGGCGACGTCGGCGCGCTGTGGCTCGACGATGTGACTCGTGGACATGTGCCCATCATCGGCAGGATCGGGCGGCCCCCCGAGCATCTGCTGTGACAACGTCCCGGGCGGATCAGCACAGCATGTGCCGACGGCGGTCACGGTCGGGTCGCGCCGCGCCCCACGGACCACACGGTCACCATCGGGCGCCCCGGGCGGCGAACGCGGCAATCGTCCGCGGCCCGACGACCCGCCCGTTCGCGTCCGGCCCGGTCACCCCGCACTGCGCCTGCGCCCGCCGCACGACGTCGACGGTCTGCTCGAGGTAGTTCCCGAGCGGGGTCAGCAGCGGCAGCGCCGGGTTCCACTTGTATGCGTTCAGGAACCGCTGCAGCGCGATCACCCGCGAGTCGGTCCGCATCCCGTAGGACAGCGGGACCATGCCCGCGGCGGGGTCGGCGGGGTTGCGGACGGTCGCGGGTCCGACCTGCCCCGCGTAGGCGGGGTGCGCGTACAGGACGACCGCCGACGTCGACCGCTTGCGGCGCCACACCCCGCCGCCCATGCGCTGATTCCCGGCAGCCCCCGACGTCGTGTTGCCCTCGATCGTGGTCAGCGTCCCGTCGGCGTTGACCGCCTCGACGAGCCCGACGTGACTGATCCGGTCGACCCCGTCCCCGGGCCAGTCGAACAGCACGAGGTCGCCGACCCTCGGTGTGCGGTCGGCGCGTCCCTGCTTCTGGTAGTACGCGGCGAGGGTCGGCGTGTACGCGGTTTTCGGGATGAGCGCGCCGGCGCCCGCCTGCCCGAACACCCACCAGCAGAACTGCGCGCACCACGCGACCCGATCCGCCCCGTACGCCTTGCCGTACGGGTTGGTACCGCCCGAGCCCTCGACGGTGCCGATCTGCGTGCGGGCGACGTCGAGCACCCGAGCGGCGGTCGTCACTGCTGTTCGCTGTCGGTGCCATCGGGCAGGTCGGCGGGGTCCTGCGATGGCTGCTCGTCGGGGTCGTCGGGCTGCGGACCGTTGTCGGTCGGCTGCACCTGATCGTCGGTGTCGGTCATGTCCTCGAGCGGGGTCGGGTCGGTCATGGTGCTACCTCCGGGGTGAGTGCCGCGGCGATCCGCGGCGCGATCAGGTCGGCGAGGTAAGCATGCCCGCGGGTGTTGGGGTGCAACCCGTCGGACCCGATCAGGTCGGGGCGCCCGGCGAACCACTGCTCGGCGAGCGGGTCGACGAACGTCGCCCCGACCGCGTCGGCTGCGGACCGGACGGCGTCGCGTAGCGCCCACATGACCGCGGTCACGTCGCCGTTCGGGTACTGCGGTCCGATGACCAGCAGCGGCGCGTCGGGCGCCCATGCCCGGATCGCGCCGTAGGTGACGACCGCGGCGAGGTAGACGGCGAGCGGCGACCACGGGCGGTCGTTGATCGACCCGAATACGACGATGAGGTCGGGCTGCTCGACCGGGGCGACGGTCGTCATGTACGGCAGCGTGACACCGTCGCCGAGGTCGACGTAGCCGCAGCCGCCCACCCCATTGTTTACGGTCTCGACGTCGAGCTCGCGGGCGACGAGCCGCACCCAGCCACGTTCGCCTGTCGACCGCCCGTCGGTGAACGAATCGCCGAACACGACCACCCGCGGCAGCGGCGGGGGCGTCGGCGGGGGCGGCACGTCGTCGGGTCCGAGCAGCAGCAGCCCGCGCTCGAACAGCCACCCCGCGGGGGGTTCGGTCATCGTCGACGGTCAGAATCCCGCGACTGTCTGCAACGGGTAAAAACCCGCGTTCAGCTGCACCTGCGCTCCTGTTGCGAGTGACCGTCCGGGCGCGACAGCGGTCAGCCGCACGACTCCCGCGTTCGTCATGTATCCCTGGGTCAGCCCGCCCGACGCGTGCGCCTGCATGGGCACGTTCAGCGGCGGGGTGTAGGCAGCGGCAAGGGTGCCTAGGTCGATGTTCGCGACGTCGCCGTCGGCGCCGACGGTGATCGCTGCCCCTGTTCGGGTCCATAGGGTGTCGCAATAACACAGGTCGAGCCCGTATCGCCGCAGGTACATGGAAGTGAGCGACCAGCCCGCGACGATGCCCGTCACGAGTCCCGACGTCTCGTCGAGCGCGGGCCATGCCACGTTTCGGCGCACCGCCCCGAGGTCGCCCGGCACCCGCTCGTCGACGATGTTCGTCAGCGTCGTGCCCGACCCGCCCGGGGTCTGCCAGCGGTGCAGCGGAAGATCCCACACCCCGTCCTCGGCCTGTGTCAGCGCCGGCACGGCGGGGGACACGGCGGGGGTGCCCTGCAGGATCACGGGCAGCACCGTTTTCGCGGCGAGGTCGCGGCGCAGCACGAGCCGGTCGATGCGCGGGTTCGCGTTCGTGTTCGTGGCAAGCGTCGTCGACCATGCGGTGCCCGTGCGCTCGTACCCGGCGCCGCGCACGTGCGCCCGCCCGAGCGCCATCGTCACTGTCAGCCCCGACACGGTCAGCCCGAGGTCGCCCGCCGTCGACGCGGTGAACGTCGACCCGTACACCCCCGACAGTTCCCGCGCGAATGCGTCCCGGTACCACTGCGCCTGCGTCCAGGTCACCCCGTCGAACGGTCCGTACACGTCCGGCATGTCGTCTCCCCTACTGGTTGCGCACTAGCCGGGCGAGCCCGGTCGCGACCTTCGCGAGCGTCTTCTGATTCGGTCCGGGCCGGACAGCTTTCGCGTCCGACGTGCCGACCGCGGGTGTGATCGTCTCCCGACCGCTCGAGTCGACAGCGAACGCGACCTCGCGGACGAGGTCGACGACGGTCGCCGCGGTCGCCGACCCGGGCAGCCCCACATGCACCGTCACCCGGTCGCCGAGGTCCCAATCGATCCCGTACGTGACGGCGGGGCTGTCGACCGTCTCAGTCGACAGGGACACGGTGCCGATGCCCTCGGCGACGAGGTCATCGGCGCCCTGCTGCAGATTCGTCGCGCTGTTCTCGTCGCGGCTGTCGATCAGCTGCTCGATCCGTCGGCCCCACGCGAGGTCGGCGACGTTCACGGACTGCGCGTACCGCCGCGTGCGGGCGGCGAGGTTCCCCGGTCCCGCATTGATCCCGAACGTGACCGACGGCGGCAGTTGCTCGTAATCCCACCCGGTCAGGTTCTGCAGGCTCGCCGAGAACCGCACCCCCGCCGACACGTCGCGGGGCGCGTACACGTCGGCGCGCAGCCCGTCCGCTGTGGTCACCACGCGCACCCCGAGGTCGGCGCCGGACAGCACACCCCACGCGGTGAGCGTCTCGAGCAGCGGCGCCCACTGCGTCGACCACAGCCGCGACGTGCCGACGAGCGGGTCGTCGCCCATGACGAGAGTTGGCACCCGGCGCGCCGCCTGCGCCCCTGGCCCGGCCTGCTCGCGGATCAGGTGCCACATAGCCGACGACGCGGGCGCGGTGCGCTGCCAGTAGTCGGCGGTCTGCGCGTTCGGCGCCGCGGCGGGGCTCGGGTAGGTGAGCCGGTCGGCGAGGTGCTGGTCGTCGCCGAGCCCCTGCACTGTGATCGTTGCTTCGCCGCTGCCCGCGTCCCAGCCGATGCGGCGGGACGAGCCGACCATGCACGACACCTGCTGCACCCCGTCGCGGTTCACAACGAACCCCGAGCCGGGGGCGAGCCGCCCGTACGTGTCGGTATCGAACGGCACGGTTAGCTCGCACGCGTCGACCCCGAGGTGCCGCCGCACCCCCTTGGCGGTGATCAGCGGCACCCCGCCCGACAGCTGATATCCGGCGTCGCGGGTGAACGCCTGCCACACGTGCCCGACCATCAGCGCGCGCCGCTGTACAGCCGGTCAGCCTCGAGGTCGATCCGGCTCGCGGCGCCCGCCCCGGTCAGCAGCGCCTCGACGATGTTCGTTCCGTCGACGAGCGGCCACAACGCGGGATCGGTGCCGAGCGACCCGAACAAGTTCGCGCCGACCGTTAGCACCGTCCGCTCGTCTACGTCGACGGTCACGACGTTGACCGCCTGCCGGGTCGGGCGGGTGTCGATGCGGACCCACTGCCCGTCGCCGAACCCTCCGGGCGGGGTCAGCACGAGCTCACTCGTCGTCGTCGTCGCGCCGACGGTCGCCGTGTTCCGCAGCGTCAGCTGTGTGCCGGGCCCGCGGACGAGCCACCGCGGGTAGGTGGGCGCGTCGGTGTCGCCGAGGTCGATCGTCGCCTCGCCCTCGATCGTGGTCGCGGCGAGCGTGATCGGCGGGATCGGAAAGAACGGGGCGGGCGCGGCGAGCCCGTAGCTGTGGTGCAACGTCTCGCCGATCCACCACGGGCGCGGCGACCAGAACTCGAGCGCGCAGCGGTACCGCGTGACGCGGTACGTGCCCGTCTCGAGCCCCTTCCGGTAGTAGCAGCGCAGCGACCGCTCGGTGCCGTCCTCGCCGACCGCGCGTAGCGTGCCCTGCCCGAGACGCGGGCGCAACACGTGCGCCAGGTGACGCACCCGCTGCCGTAGCTCGTCGCCGTCGGACGCGACGAGGTCCATCCCGAGAGTCGTCGACCGCGACCCGACGTTGATCTGCTGCAGGTCCTCGCCGTCGACCCCCGCGAACGACTGCGTCGCGAACTCGTATTCGGGGGCGAGCTCGCCGCTCGTCCCCTCGTCGAGCACGTACGTGCCCGCCGACCACTCCGACAGGTCGGTCGTCGAGCCGTCCGCGGCTGTCCACAGCCATTGCCTCATGTGCCCGCCCCCGCGAGGAACTCGTCGCGCCGCTGCTCGCGTGCCACGAGCGCGGCGACCTCGGCGGGTCCGACGACCCCCGACACGTTGACGGTTCGGCTCGAGGACGTCGGCGCAGCGACGGCGCCGACCCCGCTCGTGTCGTACGCGGGCGGGGTGTAGCCGACCGCGCCGGCGCCGCGCACGCCCGTGTCGACGTCGACCGCGGCCTGCAGCGACTGCACCGCCTGGGAGTCGGCGAGCGCCGCGAGCTCGGCGGCGACGACCGGACGCATGGACGCGATGCCCGCGGCGAGCCCCTCGCCGATCGACGTCCCGACCCCCTCGAACACCTTCGACGGCGACCTGATCCCGAGCCGCCGTTTCACAGCGTCGGTCAGCTGCCGGGCGAGCCGGTCGGCTGCCTGCGCGAGCCCCTTCGACTGCTGCGACAGCCCGTTGACGAGCCCTTGCGCGGCGTCGACCCCCGCCTGATACAGCCGTTTCGTCGCGTCACTGCCGAGCCCCTTAGACGCGCCGCTGATCTTCGACTGCAACGCGTTCACCTGTTTGATCGTTTTCGGTCCGCCCGCGAGCAGCGCGTCGGCGGTCGCCCCGCCCGCCTCGACCCCCGCCTCGGCGATCTGCTTGTACACGTCCTGCGATACGCCCAGCTTCGCGAGCTTCGCCAGCTGCGCCCGGAACCGCGTGATCGCGGTCAGCCGCTGCTGCAGTTCGTCGACGAGGACGCGCGGGCTGCCCGCCGTCTTGATCGCGGTCAGGCTCGCGAACTGAAGCGCGCTGCTGCGCACCGACGCCGCGAAGTCGGTCCGCATCTTGACCGCGTCGGCGAGCTTGTCGCGTGCCACCTCGAGTCGCTTTGCGATCTGGTCGCGGCTCTTGGCGAGCGCGATCAGTTTGTCGTCGGAGCGGTTCAGGACGTCGATAGCGTCGAGTGCTTTCTGCGCCGACGCTAGATCGCTGTTCTTTAGCGCCGCGTGGAACGCTTTCACGAGCTCGGCGCCGAGCTTCTTGGACGCCGCTTTTACTTCCTTTTCCGATCCGTCGATTCCCTTTATCAGACCCTGCCCGATGTTCACGCCGTACTTCTTGAATACCTTCGACGGCGACCTGATGCCTAGCGCACTCTCGAACGGGCCACGAATCCATCCCGGCAGCTTGTTGAGGAAAAATCGCCCGATCGACGAGAGCAGCGACCCCGCCCCGTTCAGCAGCCCCTGAATCATGTCTTTACCCTTTTGGTACAGGGTCGATCCGAGACTGCCGAGCGCTGACCCGACCTTGCCCGGCAGCCCCTTAAAAAAGTTCACGACGGAACTAATGCCGCTGCTGATGGCGCGACCAGCAGCCGCCATCGCATTGTTAAACGCGATCCGCAGATTCAGCCCGAGCGTTTCGGCACCCCGAACGAACCGCTGCGGCAACGCCTTAAACCATTTGATGACGTCGTCGCCCCACACGAAAAAATACGTCTTGATATTGTTAAACGCTGTACTGATGGCGCCCCCGATACGGGAACCGCCCGCCGTGAACCCCCGCGCAAACCCGCCGATAATGTCGCCGACCCACCCGACGACCTTATCGGCGACCTTCTTGATCGCCGTCACGAACCACGCCAGCAGCCGCCCGATCAGCGGGATTTTCGCGAGCACCTCGGCGACCTTCGCGACCACCTTCCCGGGCAGGAACGCGATCGCCAGAATCCCCATAACCACGGCGAACCAGTTATCCGCCAGCCCCGACAACAGCCCCATTAGGTCGAAATTCAGGATGCCGGTCGCCAGCCCGACGAGCATCGTCGGCACCTGCTCGCCGAGTTTCATCGCCAGCCCGAACCAGTCGATCTGGTCGAACAGGTTCCCCAGCGCCGTGAACATGTCCCCTGCCAGGGTGCCGAGACTGCCGAGCGCAGTCTGTACGGCGGTCACGATCCCGGTCCCGATCCCTGACCAGTCACCCGAGTTAGCCATGTCGAGCAGGGTCTGCAGCTTGGGCAGCACCTCCCCGCCGATCAGGTCGACGAAAGTCGACTGCAACCCGCGGGCGAACGTGCCGAGCGTGTTCGACGCGGTGTTGCCGAGCGCCTCGTCGAGGTCCTCGGCTTTGCCCTTCGTGTCGTCCATGCCGGGTCCGACGTTCGCGAGCGACCCGAGGAACGCGGGAATCTGATCGACCGATAGATCCTCGAGGGGGGTGCCGAACAGTGCGACCGCCTGCGCCGCCCGGTCGGTCGGATCCTTCACGTTGAGCAGCGCCTGCGCGATCTGCTGAACGGCGGTCTGCGCGCCGGCGCCGCCCGTCGCGATCGCCTCGCCCATCGCCTGCGCGTCGAGCCCAAGGTCGGTGAGCACGGGCGCGGTCGCGGCGAGGTCCGAGCCGACCAGGATCGTAAGCTCTTTCAGCGCGTCGCCGACCTTGTCGAGCACGACCGGCCCGCCCTCGGCTGCGGACGTGAGCAGCCCGAATGCCTGCTCGCCCGTGTAGCCGAGCGCCCGAAAATTCGTGCCGTACTCGGTCAGGATCGCGGGCAGTTCCTCCCGCATCGCCGCGGGCACCTTCTGGTACGCGGCGGTCATCATGTCGAACCCCGCGGTCGCGTCGGGCACTAGCCCGTTCTTGATCAGCACACCGACGGTGCCGACCGCCTCGTTCACGTCGGTACCGAACGCACTCGCGAAGTTCAGTGCGTCCCGCGTCGCTGTCTTCACGGCGGCGCCGCTCGCGTCGCGCATCCCCTCGATCGACGACACGACCGCGCCGACCGCGTCGCTCACCGTTTCCATGCTGTCGCCGTAGTTCGCGGCGTACAGGTCGCCCGCGACCTTCCCGGCTTTCGCTGTCTCGGCGGGATCGAGCCCCAGCTGCGCGCCGAGCTTCGCGGTCTGCGTTTCCTTGCTCAGCGCCTCGACGAACCCGGCGCCGACCGCCAGCCCCGCCCCCGCGGCGACCCCCGCGATCTTCCCGAACATGCCCGACACGCGGTCGCCGAACGCGTCAGCGTCGTCGCCCGCGGCTTTCATGCTGTCGCCGACGTCGGCGACCTTGCTCGACGCGCGGTCCTTCGCGAGCAGGTCGAACACCATCGACAAATCAGCCACGGGTGCACCTCATCTCAGGAACTCGTCGGCCCACCGCTCGAGCGCGTCGATCAGGTCGCGCCGAATCTGCGGCGCCCGCTCCTCGATCGTCTCGCTGAAGTAGCCGACCGCGTTCGGAACGAACTGCACCGCCTTGATCCGCTTCCCCTTGTCGTTCAGCAGGAACCCGCCCCGCCCGTCGGGGATCGGGTGCGCGATGCGTCCCTGCGTGTCGGTGCGCGGATCGGTGCGGTTCGCCCGGATCGACACGCCCGCGGTCGACAGCCCCGTTTTCGCGACGGTGCGGTAACGGGCGCCGCGGCTCATGTGCCTGCCGAGCCCGCCGCTGCGCTCGAACCGTGTCGCGGCCTGTCGGCGCACCGCGGGCAGCAGCGGCTTCGCGAGCGTCCGCACGTCCTTGTGCAGCTGCTTACGCAGGTCCCCCGCCCCCGCCCGCTTGAGCTTGGCGCTCATCTCGTAGAACACCCGCGCGCCCATGTCCTCGGCACCCGGCATCCGTCACCCCCCCAATCCGAGCGCGGCGATCAGCGCCGCCTGCTCGGGCTCGTACTCGCGCCGCGGCTGCTGGTCGAGCAGCCGGTCGAGCTTGCCGCGTTCAGCCTCGAACGTCGGCACCGTGACCTTTTTCGATCCCGCCGCGAGCATCACGGCGGCGACCTGCCGCTCGACCAGCACGTGACGCTCGAGCCGCTCGACGATCAGCGCGTACACGACGTCACAGCCGTCGGACAGCGTCAGCCGGTCTAGGACGCCGTCGACGCTTCCCGCGCCCGCTTGACCACGAGCCCGAGGTCGGGTCGACCCCGCCGCTCGAGGTCGGTCTGCACCCGTACGTCGCCCTGCCGGATCGACGAGCCCGGCGAGGATGAGCCTGCCGCCGAGCTCGCGGCGGTTGCTGACCGCCCATCCTGCGAGTGCGACGGCTGCTGTGTAGGGCGTGCGGCGGCTGCCGTGACTGCGTCCGTGACAACCTTCATGAGCGCCTCGCCGTCGGCGCCTTTCGCGTTCGCGTGGTCCTCGAACGCTTCCCACTCGTCGTCGGCGATGCACGACTGCAGCAGCGCGTACAGCGCCGACAGCCCTTCCATGTCGTCGGAGGTCTTGCCCCGCTTGGCGACGACGGCGAACTTCATCAGCGCGAGCAGCGACACCCCCTGTTCGCGGACCGTGAACCTCTTGCCGAGAAAATCGACGGTCGCGACGACGGTCGCGACCTCGTCGCCCGGCATGTCGTCGACGACCTCGCCGACCTCGATCTGCGGCTCGACGAGCGACGGCGCGGCGCTCATCACGCGGCCCGCGCGGTGCCGGCGGACCACATCTTCCACGGGCGCAGACCCGTGCTCGGCTGCTCGAACGCGTACTCGCACGGAATCAGCGCCTTTTCGGGTGCGGGTCGGAAGTCGGTCGACACCTCACCCGTCTGGAAGCACTGACGGCCCATGATGCGCAGCGTCGCGTCGGTCGATTCCCACATGAGCATCGCGCGCGTTTCGGTGCCCTCGACGGGCGGCTCGAGGGACGTCACCTCGGCGCCTGCGGTGCCTGTCGGGACGAGCGCCGCGACCCCGCCGTTCAGCGCGCGGCGGTAGTTCGTCAGGGTCCAGGACGCGAGCGCGAACGACAGCGTCGACGTCCGCCCGGTCACGACGTTGCGGATCGGCGACAGGAATTCGGCGACCGTGATCGTGTCCGTGTCGACCGAATCACTGAACGTCGACCCCTCGTCGGTCGGCCCGAGCAGCAGCCACGCGGCGGCGAGCGTGTCACTAAACTTGCCTGCGGTCGCTGTGACTGTCGGCTCGACGGTGCCGAGCGGGGCGATCCACAGGATTCCGGGGTCGGTCAGAATCTGCGGCTGTGGGACAACTCCGGGCATCGGTCAGCCTTCCGTGGTGATGACGTCGGGGGACGCCGCGGCGGGCGCCGCGGTGTGGGTCGGGTCGATCGTCGGCGGCTCGGGCGAGACGACGGTCGCCGAGCCCTCGAACGCGTCGCGCTTGTCGACGTAGTCGGACGGGATCCACGCGTCGTCGCCGTCGACCGCAGACACGGGCACGGGGTCGCCGACGTTGTACGCGCGCTGCCCGTAGTAGTCGATCGCGACGCGGGCTGTGTACTGCCTCCACTCGCGCTGCTGCTCGTTCTCGTACTGGTCGGTCGAGCTCGTGCTGCTCGCCCGCTGACGTGTGGTCATGGTGTCGCCCCTCATCCGTAGGTAACTGCGGTGTACGTGATCGTGACGACCGCGGTCGCGGTCGCCCCCGCCCGGGTCGTCGCGAGCAGAACGTCGGCGACCAGGGACAGCGACGAGCCGGGCATCAGCCGCGCCTCGCCCTCGCTGTTGGGCAGCGTCGGCTCGCGCTGCAGCCACCCGGACCACGGCTCGAGCAGGTCGAACGCGGCGGCGCGCGCGGTCGCCACGTCGGCGCCGGCGACGATGAGCTCGCAGCCGATCGACCCCGCCTCGACGTTCTGCGACTGCGCGCCGTGCGACGGCTCGAGGTGCACCGCGGGACCCACGTCCCCCGACAGGTAGCCGACGGTCAGCCACCGCCGCAGGTCGGTGCGCTGCTCGCGGGCGCCCTCGAACACCCGCACCGCGGGGCGCCCGTCGGCTGCGTCCCATCCCTCGAGGGTCGGCAGCCGCTCGAGGTGCGCGTCGATGATCAGCGGCGCCGCGAGCTTCGTCATGCGATCGCCGCGAGCCGGTACGGCGACAGCAGTTCGGCGACCCGGTTCGGCAGCGCGAACGTCGGAGACGGCTGATCGTCGTCGGACACGGGCGAGGTCACGGTGCGCTGCGTGTCGTACATGTGGGTCGCCCAGTCGAGCGCCGCAGTTTCGAGCGCGGACGGCCAGGGTTCGCCCGTGACGCTGATCAGGTACGCGCCGCCCGTCGTCGGGGTGTCGAGCTCGACGATGCCCGAGAGTAGGTCGACGTGCGCGGGCGCGACCGCGTACCCCGTCGGGTCGGCGACGGACCCGACGGCGGCGAGGTCCACGCACGGCAGCCGCAGCGCCCGGTCGCCGCGCCGCGCCGACACCCGCACCGTGATTGTCTGCGCGTCGATGCGGCCCGTCATGCGGCGCACTTCCTGCACCGCGCTGTCGAGCGCGCGTTGCATCTCGACCCGGTCGCGGCTGCCCTCGGCGGGCGGCTCGACCGCGTTCAGGTGGTGCGCGAGGTCATCGACGGTCAGCGGCACGGGTCAGCCCCGACGGTTCGGTCGGGGCGGGATCGCCGTCCGTTTCGGCGGTTCGGGGCGCGGGTCCTGCGGCTCACGCTCGGGGGTGAGCGCCTCGCGGCGCTGCCGCGCCGCCTCGTCCTCGCTGCGCGCCCACCGCGCCATGCTGCGCGCGTTCGCGCCCCCGTCGAGCGCGGGCGACAGCGCCTGACGGTCGAACTCGTCGGCGAGGTCGCCCCAATTCCACCCGCGCTCGCGCATCAGCGCGACGTAGTTCGCGGTCGTATCGCCCGGTGCTGTCATTGTCGCCCCCTCGTCGTACGGTGCGGGGTGCGGCGGACAGGTCCCCCCGTTCCTGCCCGCCGCCCCCGATCGGTCAGCTGCTCGAGTCGCCCGAACCGCTGCCGCTCTTGCTGTGCCCCTTGCTCGAGCTCGACGTCGGCTCGGGCGCAGGCGGGGGCGGGGGTGCCGTGTCGGACGTCTCGACACCCGACGACGGGTCGCCCTGCGCCACCTGCGCGCCTTCCTGACCGACCTTGACGTCGTCAGGGATCGACAGCGGCCCGGGGTTCGGCAGGAATCCCGACGCGGGGTCGACCGACGGCGCCGCCGCAGCGCCCGCGATCGACGCGTCGTAGGCGCGCTGCGCGGTCACGCCCTGCTCGACCGCGGCCTGATCGCCGATCACGGCCTGATACGGGTCGCGGCGCGCCGACTCGATCACCCGCGCCTGCAGGATCGCGAGCCCCGACGGACCCTGCCCCGCCGACGGGTCGGCTTCCCGCGCCCACGCGGCGAGGTGGTCGTACCCGTCGAGCGGCTGCCGCTGGTGCAGCTGCTCGAACTGGTCGGCGAGTTCCTGCATCACCTCGCGGGGCTCGCGCCCCTGAATGGCTGCCTGATCCCGCGCGATCTGGAAATAGTTCGACTGCGTCGCGGGCGGCACGAACCACTCGGGGGCGATCGCCTCGCCGACGAGCGCCGACGTCGACGACGGCGCCTCGGCGACCGCCTGCTCTTGCGGCGCGGGAACGTCCGTGCCGGGCGGTACCTGATTCGGTGCGGTCATGTGCTGATCCTCTCCTGACGGATCGAATGCGGCTCGGGTCGGGTCCGACTCGAGGTCAGAACGTCGGGGCGATGAGCCCGTTACCGCCCGTGCTGTCGGCGCCGCCGACGCGGGCGACGGCCTGCGGGTAGCGGCCCGCCGTGAACGCGGCGTACCCGTAGGCGATCAGCTTGACGGTCAGGTTCTGCCCGAGGGTCTGCTCGAACCGCAGCTGACGGGGCATGCCGTCGCCGTCCTCCCACAGCAACACCTGATCGTTGTCGATGACGAGCACGACGTCTTCGACGTTCGTCCCGACGTTCGTGGGCAGGTTCGCGTCGGTGATCACGTCGAGCCCCTGAATGTTGCCGACTGCTCGCGCGGTCCGGTAGTTGCCCGGGTCGTCGCCCGCCGACTGCCCACCTGGGGTCGTGTTGTTGCCGAGCACGTTCTGCCCGCCCGCGGTCGCGGCGACGATCGGGCGCCCCGTCGTGTCCGACAGCGACGTGAGGTAACCCCACCGCCGCGGGTGCATGACGATCAGTTTCGGGGTCACCCCGACCCCGACCGCGCCGACCCCAGCGACCGCCCCGGCGATCTTCGTGTTCAGCGCGGCAGCCGTGACGACACCGCCGAACGCGGTTGCCGTGACGATTCCGGCAGTGTTCAGCATGCCGAGCATCTGCCCGGACGCGCCCGACCCCTGCGCGACCTGACGGTCGAGCTCGGCGTGATAGGCCCCGGCGAGATCCATGTACACGATCTGATCGATGCCGGGTGTGCCCCGCTCGAGCGACTGACGGCTGACGTCCTGCTGCCCGCCGATGGTCGCCACGGGCACGACGAGGTCGGACCACACCTCGTCGGTGTTCTGCAGCGCACTGTTCTGCGTCGCCTGCGACGACACGGCGGCGCCCGTGGTGCCGCGCGGGATGGTCAGCGACATGCCCTGTTCGGGCAGCGGCAGCCCGGCGACCACGTTCGCCAACGGGCGCCCGGCCCGCATGATGCGGGCGGCGAGCCCGATCAGGTACTGCGGGACGACGAGCCCACCGAACGAGCCCGTCGACACGGCGCGGGTCTGCTGGTCGCGCTGCGCGGGTGCCTCCCGCTCGACCTGCACCTCCTGCGCGTGCCGCTGCAGCCGCTGCTGCGCGTTGACGTCACCCAGCTGCGTCGCCCGGAACGCGTCGACGAAAAACGACGTCTCGCCGCGGCGGTCCCGCTCGGCGGTGTAGGTGCGCTGTTCCTGCCCGACGCGGGCGCCGCCGACCCCGCGCTGCTGGTCGTCGGTCATGCCGAGCTCGGCGCGCAGCGCCGCCGCGTTCGCGTTGCGGGTCTGCTCGTCGAGCGCGGACCGTAGCGCTTCCTGCTGCTGGTCGAGTTCGGCGTCGAGCCCGACGAGTGCCTCGCGGGCGGCGCGCAGCGCGGTCGCCTGCTCGGCGGTCGGGTCGCCGGCGCCGATCGCGGCGCGGGTGGTCTGTACCGCCTGCTCGTGCGCGGCGCGCTGGTCGAGTAGCTCGCGGATGCGAGCGCGGATCTGTTCGATCGTCACTGTGTTGACCTCTCGTGGGAAGTGATTCGGGAGGCCCGTCGGTCAGGTGTCCGACCGGGTCAGGCCCGCGGGGGGCGCGACGCGGTCGACGGCGCAACGTGGGGCGGGACCGGGCGGCAGGGAAGCGCCGTCCGGGGTCATGGGGTGTTCAGTCTTGAACACGGGCGGCGAGCGGGTGCGGGGCGGCGAGCTCGGCGAGCGCGTCGAGCTCGGCGCGGGACATGATCGGGGCGCCGGCGCGGGCGGCAGCGGCACGTTTCGCGCTGCGCTGCTCGAGACGGCCCGCGAGCGCGAGCGCCTGGGAATCGTCCAGCTGCTCGACGTCGAGCTCGGCGGGGTCGTCGTCGCTGCCGAGCAGGTACGTATCGGGGTTCGCGCCGTAGTTGACGATCGACACGTCGCCGCGGTTCATGTCGACCTGCTCGATCCGGTACGCGGTGTAATCGGGTGACCATGTGCCCCTGATGATGCGGAACGCGAACGACATCTCGGACAGGTCGCCGCGCCGGACCCCGCTCATGACGTCCCGCACGACGCTGTTCTGCGGGTCGAGGTCAGCGTCGGTCAGCAACCCGACGTCGTCGGCGGTCAGCCGCAGCGTGCCGCTCGCCGTCCTGGCAAGCGTCATCCCGCCATGGTTGAGCAGGAACGCGACGTCGGCGCTGTCCTGCAGCGTCTGATCGAACGCGGTCGCGGCGATCGTCTCTGTGTACGGGCCGAACATGTCCCACATGTCATAGGCGTGCTCGGTCACGGACGCGTACCCGCGGAAGTTCAGCGCGGGACCGCCGTCGCCCGCCTCGCGTACCTCGACGCCGTGCAGGATGCCGCGGGCGAGCGCGGGGCTGCCGGCGCGTTCGGCGCACCTGCGCTGCGACGGGCGGTCGGCCTGCGCCCGGTACCCGCCCTGCGCGCGGCGCTGCGCCGCGGCGCGGCGGTTCACTGCTGCCCCGCCAGCGTCGGCGCGTCGACCTCGTCGTCGTCGTCGAGCGGCACCGCGAGCGGGGTGCTCGAGGTGCCCGCGATCGAGTCGCCGATCGGGCTGTCGGACTCCCCCACCGTCTCGAACTCGAGCTCGACCGACAGCACTTCGCCCGCCGTCGTCGACTCGCTCATGCTGTACACGACGCTCTCGATCATGTCGCGCACCTGCTCGGGTGCGGTCAACGGGCGGGACGTGTGCAACGTCCCGTCGTCGATCTGGACGCGCGCTCGGAACGTGCTCATGCGGTCGGTACCTCCTGCGTCGCGGGGGTCGAGCCGTCCGCGGGCGCGGCGGCAGGTTCGGGGGTCGTCGCCTTGCCGAGCAGCCCCGCCGCGACCAGCGCGGCGAGTTCCTCGGCGGTCATCGGGGCACGGTCCTCGAGCGCCCGCACCTCGTCGAGCGTCAGAAAACCGTTCTTCAGCCCGAGCTCATACGACTTGTAGCGGGTCATCAGGTCGCCGCGCAGCAGCCCCGCGATGTTCAGTTTCACGTACTGCCCGCGGACGGTCAGCCGCGACAGCGCCCGCTCGCGGCGGGCGATCGCCGGACCCAACCGGAACGCGAGCAGGTCCTGCACCCGCTGCTCGCGGTTGGCGTAGGTGACGGATGAGCCCGACGTGTTCGCGTCGATGAGCTCGCCCGGCACGTCGAACAGCCTCGCGACGTCGGTGTCGCCGTACCGCATCACCTCGAGAAACATCGCCTCGGCGGGGTTCACGCTCAGCTGCTGGTACCGCCAGTTCCCGCCGAGCACGAGCGGCTCGCGCCCCGACTGCGTCGCCAGTACGCGGCGCTTCACGATGCGCGCCCCGTCCTCGTCGATCGGCGCGTCGGAGGACAGCAGCGCCGACGGGGTCAACGCCTCGTCGTAGAACGACGCGCCGTAGTTCTCGGCGGCGAGGTTGATCCCGAGAGACCGCGCCGCCGCGGCGATCGGCGACTGCCCGACGACGTCCCCCGGAACCTCGTTCTGCGTCTCGTGCCACACGTCGAGCGCGTCGACGACCCGACCGCCGAACCGTGTCTCGATCGTGCCGTCGCGCAGCACCCGCACCCCGACGTCGTCCGGGTGCACGAGCTCGACCTGCGTCGGCAGGTACGTGGTCGGGTGCCGGGCGACGATCCGCCCCCAGCAGTTGCCGCGCATGTCCAGGGACACCTGCGAGGCGTGCAGCCACGACACCATGTCGAATTGCGCGGACGGCTGCGTCAGCGCCCCGTTGACCTGCGAGTCGGGCACCCTGCGCGGCAGCCCGTCCGTCCCGTTGCGGAACACCCCGACCGGGAGACTGCTGATCACGTTCGCGCGCAGCCGGACCGCCGACCACACAGCCGGGATCGACAGCGCGCCCGCCCAACCGACGGCGCGCCCGGACGCGGCGCCGCGGCGTCCCCCGGTGGCGGCGTCGACGAGCTCGCCGAGGTTGCTCGACCGCTGCTGCGTGGGGGCGCCGGCGCCGCGGTTCAGGAACAGTGCCACGGGTCAGCCTCTCGGGGTGCGTGCGTCGAGCAGCAGCAGGAACGGCACCGCGACCAGCAGCGCCACCCCGAGCCCCCACAGCAGCCACGAACCGGCGACGGCGCAGCCGACGGCGGCCAGCCCCGGTATCAGCCGGGCGGGGCGGGTCGCCCAGCCGAGCACGGCGCGCGCCCATCCCCCCAGCGCGCGCCGTGCTCGACGGGTCCACCGCTCGGGGGCGGGACGCATCACCCGAGGATCGACCGACGTCAGGTAGCTCGGCAGCGGTTCAGCCATGCGCCCCCCTCACCACACCTGCGCTAGCGGGTCCGCCTGTTGCGACGCAGCATGCACCGCGAGCGCCGCAGCCCGCGCGGGACTGACGTCGATCGTGCCCGACGACTCGAGCCTGCGGTGCGCCCCCGACGTGCGCCACGCCGCGGCGCGGACCGCCGTCAACAGTTCCGGCTCGGCGAAGTGCGTCAGGGTGCCCGCCGTGACCACGTCGGACAGGGTCGCCTCGGCGAGCGCCTGATCGACCTCGCCCGGCTGACGCAACCACGAACCCCCGACGTCGTCGAACACTGACCGCGCCCGGCTGTCGACCGTGACGTTCCCGCCCCATGAGCGACGCAGCTCTGCGACGCGGTCCCGTAGCCATGTCGCATGCGGACGGTAGTCGACGACCTGCACGTGCACACCTGCGCCCCTGCGCCACGCGACGGCGATCGCCGACCACGAGCGGTCGGGGGCGACCGCAACCCCGAACGTGACGGGTCGACCGCGACCCGCGTCGGGGTCGGCGAGCGACTCGAACCGGTCGACGTCGATCGCGCCGCCCTCGTCGTTCGGGGGGTCCTCGTGCCACGACAGGAACTCGCGGGCGAACTCGAGCGGGTCCAGCAGCCGCCGCTGTTTCGCGACGTCCGCCTCGCGGACCCGACCCGACCACAGCCCCGAACACGACTGCCACCACAGCTGCCGGTCGTTCAGCGCGCACGACGGGTCGGCGAGGTCGTGCCGGCACCGCGACTGCGACAGGTCGAACGGCGGCACCCCCTCGTCGGCGCCGCACGCCCGCCGCTCGGCGCCGAGCTCGACGTACGCGAGCCCCTCGTCGCCCGCCCGCCCGCGGCGCACGACCTGCCGCAGCGCCCCGCTCTCGAGCTTCCCCGCGCTGCTCGCGTACCTGATCTGCGCGTCGGGCATCGTGACGATCGTCGGCGCCAGCGCCCCGAGGTCACCCGGCTTCCCGAACAGCCACTCATCCAGGGTCAGCCGCGGCGTCGTGAACCCACGACCACCGCGCCCGCTGCGCGCGTGGAACTCGAGCACCGACGCGCCGCCGTCGACGATGATCGCCTGCTCGCCGTTCGTCTCCCGAAACTCGCAGCGGGCCGCGTAATCCCGCGACCGTTTGATGCGCCGCTGCAAGTCGTGATACGTCTTCTGCGCCGTCGAGTACAGGTGCGCCGTCCACACGTGCAGCGGCACCTCGGCGACGAACACATCGAATAACGCCGCGACCTGCATCCCGACTGTTTTCCCGACGACCTGCCGCGGCCCGACGATGCACACCTCGCCGCACGCGGGCAGCCCGTCGGTGCCGACGGCGAGCATCGCGTCGACGTGCCACCGCTGCACCTCGTCCAGTTCCCACCCGAGGTCGGATGCGAGCCCGAGCGCGAGGTCGCCGTCGGTCTCTGGCCAGTCGGGCGCGGTGCGGTACAGCGGCGCGTACTGCTCGAGGGTCGTCACCCGAATACCTCGCCCGTCAGCGCGGCGATCGACAGCGTCCCGACCGCGACCGCGGCCAGCCCCAGCCGGCGCGGCCACCCGTCGAACCCCGACAGCGCCGCAGGATCGGACGCGTGCGCCCGCGCGTCGGCGCGCACCACAGCCACGACGAACGCCAGCAGCAGCACGACGGCCAGCCCCAGCCCGGCCAGCCCCGCGACCCTCACCCGCGGATCCTCGGCAGCGGGTGCGCCAGCTTGGACGACGCCACGTAGCGCCGCAGGTCCACGACCACAACCCACCCGACCGACTCGCGGAGCTCGGCGCGCGCCGGGTTGCACCACGGCCCGAGCGTCTCAGCGTCGACGAACGCGCGCGCCGCCTCCAGCGACGGCACCGCGTACACCCGCACGACCGCCGTCCCGTCCTCGTCGACCTCGTCCGGGCGGATCTGCCGGGGCACCCCGAACCGGGCGAACAGCGCCGCCTGCGCCGTCGCCTTCCCCGCGCTCACGACGTCACCCCGACGTCGGGCGGGATGCACTGCGGATGCTCGGCGCGGGCATCCGCCCACCATGCGGGGTTGAGCGTCTGCGCCTGCACCGTCAGCAGCAGCACCCGCCCCGACCGCACCCCGTGCGCGACCTCGACGTCGGCCCTCGCGTCGACGTCGATCAGCACCCGCGGCAGCGGGCGGTCGCACACGGGGCAGTCGACCGTGATCGCGGGGTGCGACGTCGCCCGGCTGGCAACCATCAGCGCCGCCACGTGAACACGAGCGCCAGCCGACGCCCGTCACAGGAATCCACCGACCGCGACACCCGCACCTCGACGAACGTCGTCCACAGCGACACGACCGTCAGCCCCTCAGCCCGGTACGTCCGCACCCGACCGAACCGATCCCACGACCGCCACCCGATCACGTCCGCGGTCACCGCCGCCACCCGTTCACGACCGACCACGCGACCGCGACCGCGGCGCACAACGCGACCACGTCAGCCGCCGTGAACCTCACTCGCCGCTGCCGAGCTCGTCGTCGAGCACCTCAGACAGCCGCACCACATCGTCACGCTCGAGCACCGCGACGTCATCCGACCCCGACGCAGCCGACCGCGTCGACAACCGGAACCGGCCCGCGTCGTCGACGACGAGCCGCGCCAACTCGAACCGTCCCCCGTCGCCCCGCACCTGCGCCTTCCACACCTCGCGCACTACGCACCCCCTGCCCGCCGAGCCCGCCGAGACGCGAGCTCATCCCTGTACGACCCCACCCGAGACCCCGCCTCATCCTGCCCGCGCAGAAGCTCACTCATCGCCCGGTTCAGTTCACGGTGCAGCGCAGCCCGCGCCGACCCCGACCCCCCGCCGTAGTCGAGCGAGTCGGCGAGGTCCAGCGCCGCCGCACCCTGCCACGTGTCCAGCATGCCCGCCTCGATCAGCCGCGCCTCGACCTCGTCCGCGACCGGGCGCCGGCGCTGCCGGTACCGCGGACGTTTCGGCTCGTCATCGTCGGCGGGCGCAGCAGCGGGCGCAGCGGTCGGGGGTTGTAAGTCCACGACCGCGCCCGATCCCTTAGCCGTCGACGAGAATCTCGGCGGGGGCGACTGCGGCTCGAGCCCCTGCGCATCCCGCCCCGCACACCACGACGAACAGAACCCATCGCGCCGCCCCGCAGGGATCTTCCCCCCGCACGTGCAGTCGGGACCGTCAGCGTTCACAGCGAATCCCCGAACGCGTCGCGCAGGTCCTCGATCGGCACCTCGACACATTCGACCCGCTCGGGCGCCATGCCGCGCAGCAGCGGCACCTCGCGGTACGTCGTACGGCACGGGGTGTCCGGGTCGCTGCCGAACAGCCGCTCGAACGGCGCCCGTCCCTCGGCTCGAGCAGCGGCCAGCGCGTCAGCGATCGCGCCGACCGCCTCGACCTGCACCCCATCGACCGCCTCGACGTACAGCACAGCAGCCCGCTCCCGATCCTCGAGCGACGGTCGCTCGACGTCAGCCACCGTGCACCGCCTCGCCGTGACACGAGCACGGGCACACGACCAGCACACCGACGAACCCCAGCCGCGCCACACACCCCACGTGCAGCCGCGTCGCACACGCGACCGACCACAGCGGCACCGCCTCGACGTCCGTGTCGACTTGTAGTTTCGTCAAACGATCTTGCTCGACTCTCGTCATGATTCCTCACTATCCGTGACGATCATGCTGCGGGGGGAGAAAAATGTCCAC